AAAAGAAAAAAAGATACGCGAACTATTGAGGAAATAATGATAAATGAAAAACATATTAACCCGGTGCTGAAATACGAAATTATGTTCACTGCTGTGGGTGTACCTGATACCAAACAGGCAAGAAAAAAAGCCCGCGATTTTTGCAAAAATTATTTAGGTTATTGGGTAAGAATAAAATTTATTGACGGGTACAAAGAAATAACCCCAAAAAGAGCCAAAACAGGCGTAGAAATACTATTTAATTGAGTGCAATTTAATTGCCGCTTAAGGGAGTTTCGGGTGACCATAAAGGGAGTTTCGGGTGACCATAAAGGGAGTTTCGGGTGACCAAGCATAGGGAGTATCGGGTGACCAAATAGCCTTTTTTAAAAAAATTTCGTAAGCAAAAGTTTTGTGTCTAATGCCTTGCCAATAAAGGGAAGGTGCTTGTTTTATTCGTCTTTACCGAAAAGCCAAAAACGGGACAAAATGAAAAATCGGTATAAGCTTTTATAAGCTTATATAAGCGGGCGGCGGCTTTTTTGACAAGCCGCGCCCCCGCCGTGTAGAATGTCCATCAACCGAAACAGCCACCAACGAAAATTCTTCTTTTTATCGGCAAAAAGCCTCCACCAGGAGCAAAATTATTGCCAATAGAAAAAGAACTAATGCAAGAGTTTTCTTTTAATGGCAAAGAGGAGGCATTAAGCAAATGACGAGAGACGAAGCACGAGAAAAAATTAGGTGTTCGATAAGCTGCGCCGAGTATTTGCAAAAGGCAAAACATGGCGGCTATATTTGCCCTTCTTGTGGAAGTGGTTCAGGGAATCATGGGACAGGTGGACTGCATTATTACGAAAATACAAATACCTGGCATTGTTTTGCTTGTGGAAAGTATGGCGATGTTATTGACCTGCATAAAATATTTACTGATGCAGATTATAATTCAGCACTTGCAGATTTATCCGCCCGCCTGGGTATCACGATTGACCATAAAAGACAGGAACCTGCTGCGGGCGGAAACCTGTCAAAACCTGACAATGCGAACATAGCAAAACCTAACACCGAAAGAAAACAGCAGGAGAGCGAGAACCTGCAAAAACCTGCAACGCCCAAAGCCCCCGCCCGTGATTATACAGAGTATTACAAGGAGTGCAGGAAACAACTGTATGCTGAGCCATGTGCAAAGTATGTGCAAAGCCGGGGAATAAGCATGACTACGGCGGCAAATTACGGTTTAGGATTTGACCCGCAAGCTGACCCGGCGGGAAAAGGGCATCCATGCCCCCGCCTAATCATTCCTACCACCAGCGCGCATTATATCGCCCGCCGGATTGACGGGGGAGACCAATATAAGAAAATGAACCCTGCCGGGAGCACGCCGGGGATATTTAACGCTGCCGCGCTGGATGCAGCGGAGCCGGAAAAGATTTTTATTACTGAGGGTGCAATAGATGCACTTTCGATAATCGAGGCAGGCGGGGAAGCAATCGCAACCAACAGCACCAGCAACGCGGGAAAACTTGTTGACTTGCTGGAGGAACGTGTAAAAGCCGCCCGCCCGCCCAAAGCTGTGTTTATCCTGTGTTTTGACAATGACAAGGCAGGACAGCAGGCTACGCAAACGCTGCGGAATGGGTTGACCCGCTTAAACCTGCCGTATATCGTCGAGGATGTTTGCGGCGGATGCAAAGACCCAAACGAGGCACTTGTAAAAGACCGGGACTCTTTCTTATCGGCGGTAGAACGAGCCAAAGCACGCGCCACGCAAAAGCCGGATAACACCGCTTTATACATTGACCAATTCCTGACAGCGGATTTAGAGCGGTTCAAGGACAGCATAAATACAGGGTATGCAAACTTAGACCAGCAGGCGGGCGGCTTATATCCGGGATTGTATGTTGTGGCGGCTATATCTTCCCTGGGAAAAACCACGTTTTGCTTGCAAGCCGCCGAGCAGATAGCCGAGAGCGGTAAGGACGTTATTTTCTTTTCGCTGGAGCAAAGCAGGCTAGAGCTTGTTACAAAAGGCATTGCCCGCCGAACTTGCCAAACAAGCCCGCAAAGCGCTGTTACGTCGTTGCAGATTCGCAAGGGATATGTGCCCCCGCAAGTGCTAAGGGCTGCGGATGAATACCGGGAAAAAGTCGGGAATCGTTTATCAATCGTCGAAGGTAATTTTGCCTGTAATATCGCATACATACGGGACTACACCCGCGACTATATCAATAACAACAATACCCGCCCTGTGGTATTCGTTGACTACTTGCAGATATTACAGCCGACAGAGGAAAGCCGAGGGAACCAAAAGGAGCTTGTGGACAAGAGCGTTACCGAACTGAAGCGGATGAGCAGGGAGCTAAACCTCCCCGTTATCGTCATATCGAGCGTAAACCGGGCAAATTATTTGACCCCTGTAGACTTTGAAAGCCTGAAGGAATCGGGCGGGATAGAATATACTGCGGATGTAATCTACGGCCTACAACTGCAATGCCTGAATGATGACTTGTTTCAGCAGGCAAACAAGCTCACAGAAAAGCGAAAAAAAGTCAAAGAGGCAAAGGCCGCAAGCCCCCGCAAAATCGAGCTTGTATGTTTGAAAAACCGCTATGGCATCGCGAATTTTTCCTGTTATTTCAAGTACACGCCCGCTTATGACCTGTTCGATGAGTGCAAGGATTATGAATTGGACTTTGCGCCGGAATATAATACACCAAAGGGGAGTGTTGTTTTATGAACCTAGCCGAATACGCCGCCCGCAACAGCCTGGGAGAGCCGCCTGAACAGGCAGCACCTTTGCCGACATATGACGACAGGCGGGACAGGTTCGAGAGCGTAGAGAAACAAAAGGCCGATATTTTGGCCGAGCTGGATGCAGGCTCAGACAATGAGTCTATTTTGTTTCTTGCATTGCGTGCCCTTGCGGATGCAACAGGAGACCCCGCCTTTTTGGAAAAGGCAAGACCTTTTCTTAATGGCGATACCGAGACAATGAGTTTATTTCTTGACCTTGATGAGATGCAGGCAAGGCGGCAGGAACGCCGGAAGAAGTATTTTGACAAGCGCCGGAAGGACATACAAAAGCAAATTAAGCAACTGGAGACAGACCGGCAGGAGCTTATGCGGGAACTTGAGAAGGTGCCTGTTATAGCCGAATGAGCCGATAGGAGGGAACCATGAGAAAAACCAAAAAACAGACAGCGGCCGAACGCCTGAAACGTGATGAGCTGCGGATGCAGGAGAGGGAACGCGCCGCCGAGGAGCGGAAAGCCCTTAGAGAAAAACAGCAGGCTGAGCGTGATGAGCTGCGGGAGCGGCAGGCACAACGCCGGAAGGACAACGCCACGACCAGCGCGGGCGGGTGTAGAGAGGGAGCAGGCCGCCCGCCCAAAGACGACCAGGAGCGGGAGACCTTCACCTTTTACGGCACCTACAACGAGCGGGAAAAGGTGCGGAACCTGCTGCGGGTGCTGCGGGCAATGGAGCAAGACCAGCAAAAAGCCTTTTCCCTTTTCTACACGCTCAACGGTATGGCGGCTTATGACCTGCTGACCTGTGGACACGTATCAAACCCGGCACAACGGCGGCTTGTCGTCGAGTCTATGCCGGAACTACTGGAGGATAACACCGGGAACAGGATATAATTATTAAAATACAGGAAATCAAAAAAGGAGTGATAAGCATGGGAACGCCATTAAAAGCCGTAGGCTTGCAGAAAAAGCATTTGACCAAGACCGAGCGACTAAACCGAGAACTGGCGGAAGAACAGCACAAAATGGGCAGGGAACAACTAGAGCCGCCTGATTGGTTAGACGATGAAGCCAAGGCAGAATTTATCCGAATAGCAAACGAAACCGCCCAAATAGACATATTGGACAATGGGGACAAAGCTGTACTGGCGTTATACGCAGACAGCTATTCACGATTTGCCAAAGCCGTTAGGGAAAAGGACGATAAGGCACGAGATGCAGCGGCAAAGTTGATTTTGCAATGTTCGCAACGGCTAGGACTCACCGCCACCGACCGCCTACGACTTGTTGTTCCCAAGGTGGAGGAAAAGAAGGAAAACAAGTACTTAAAATTCCTCGTAAAGTGACAGGGGAATTTTTGTGCAAGATTTGACCGGGGGCGGTGGAAGGTTCTACGAGCTGCAAAATTTTACTATCCCCGGACGTATAATCCATATTAGCCGGGAAGGGTATCTAATTGAGAACTATTCTAACTGTTGTTAATTTCGTTTAACCACAGTTAGAAAATCTGACAGAAAATCAAACAGACATACAAGGCCGCCCCCATCTTTTGTCAAAAATGCCGCCCGCCTTGCGTTCGCCGTAACTGTGGTTAACTGAGATTCTAGAGACTTGCAGCGGGAAAAATGCCGATAAAAGAAAAGGATTTGACCGCCTGAGCATGGAAAGTTATTGCTGGAGGTGTAGACCATGACTTTTTTGGAATTACAAAAGCGCATCCAACAGACCCGCAAAGCCCGCAAGGGCATCCACAACCGGACTGACTATTTCGAGGATGACCCGAACGAGGAATATTATACGGCCATATACAAGCGGGCATTAAGTGCTGCCAATGCCGTGATTAGACATTACGAGGAGCTGGGCGAATATGACCCGAAGGACAAGCCCAAAATCACATGGAGGGACTGACCGCCCAAAATCGCCTGTGAGGTGTCTGTTTTTGCAAAGGCATATAGTTATACCTGTTTTGCGGTAGAAGGGCGCTGAGCAAAGCCCTGTAAAGTCTGACAGGGTAATCTGCCACGAACACACCCGCGTTATTACGCATAACGGGAATTATGTGCAATAAAATCCTGCTCACAAAACCGCTGGAGGGCAGGTTTTTCCCTTAATGGCAATATGGACAAACGCAGAGGAGGCGGGGAGTAATGGGCAAAGGATTTATACATTGCGGGAGTGCTGACAATACAGGCATATCCGGCAAGGACTACGGCCGGCTGAAAGAATACGCTGCATACAGGAGCCAACAAAGCCCCAACAGAGCCGTAAGACGGCAGGCGGCAAAGCTGGCCAAACGGATAAAAAGAAAATAGGCAAAGCGCCGAGGGCACCCACCATTTTGAGGGCGCCCTTTTTATAGCCCTGAGCATCTACGCGGGCGGGAGATATGCCGATAAAAAGAAAAGCCCCGCCCTTTTCCTTATCGGCAGGTACAGGCATAAGACTGTAAAAAATATTTTCCCGAAAACGTTGAGGGCGAGCGGGTAACAGGTTTATAATTAGTAAAGATAATAATATTTACACAAAAGAGGTGCTTGTTTATGCTGATTTTTACCCCCAACAAACGGAGAGTGCTGAACCTGTACAAATACAAAAGACTGGAAATCGACAACGATAACCCTGGAACAATCAACGCTATTGAGTGTTACACGGCTATGGGCGCCCGTACGGAAATACTGGCAGAATACAAAACAGAGGAGCGGGCAAAAGAGGTGCTTTTGGAAATCGTAAGAGCCGAAGCACGCCGGAGCCGAATGTATGCTATGCCGGAGGAGTAACTGACCACCAGCGGAGGTTTTGCAATGGGGAAAGATGAGCGGGCAAGGGTAAAGGGCAGGCTGAAAAGTTTTTCGATGCTGGCGGCAAAGAAGAAGAACCTGGAACTGGAAAAAGCGCATCTTGAAAAAGAGCTTTCCTTGTCCTGTGCACCCATTGCGCGCTATGGCCATAACGGAGGCAGGGGAACCGGGCAGGAGTCACCAACCGAACACGCTGCCGCCCGCCATGACCGAATAGCCGCCCGCCTTGCTCAAATTGACATTGATATAGCTGCGGTGGAATTGGACAGGCAGCAGGTGGAAAACGCCCTTGAAGCCCTGCCGGATGATGAGCGGGAAGTAATAAAGACCCTTTTCTTTAATGGCAAAAGCATAGCAGCCGCCTGTGATGAGCTTGCCTATTCCGAGCGAACCATAAGACGAAAGACCGCAAACGCCCTTACTGTGCTTGCTATGGCGCTATAGCGGGCGGAGGGATTGCCAATAAAGAAAAAATTATTTATGCTTGTTTTGGAGGTGATTTATACCATGACAAAAAGACCAAAATTAGGCAGGCCAAAGGCAGAGCGTAGTGTTTTGATAAATATGAAAATGTCTGAGCGGGAACGCGACGACCTAAGGAAGATAGCTATAGCCCATAACATTACCATGAGCGAATTTGTCCGGCATTGTATCGAGAAGGAAAAAAAGCGATTAAAGACCCATGACTTATGGCCTGAGCAGGTAGACCGCTAAGCATGAAAAAGGCAGGCAGGCAGGCGGTAGTCGTTCATCCACGCCGACACAAGAGCAGAATTTCCCTTTTCGGCAGTGAATCACTAAAATCCCCAAAACGGGCACAACAAAAAAGCCCGTACCGAAGTACGAGCCTTTTGCTTTGATGACTTATACCACCACGAACACACCAGGCGCACCAACCTATTAAAATTTTGCCAATCGTCAATAGGAGAGCCGCCCGCCTAACACGCTATGCGTAGGAGCAAAAGCGGAAGAGCGGAACGCTTAATAATGCGTGAAGTGTGATAAGTGAATAGAAGTATGCTTGTATTATAGCATATAACCGCCCTTATTCAAGGAGTGAATAGAAAATGACCGAAACACCATTTAGCAAAGAAAAAATTGACCAATTAATATGGGGGCAGGACTTGAAGAAAGCCGCGGATGCAATGGATGAACCACAATACACACCAAGGGACGAGCCCTTTGAAATCGTAGACGGAAAGCGGAACATTGCGCCCTTTTCTCTACTGGCAAACGAAAAGAAGGAGCTTTTCACAATCCATAAACCTGTAAGGGATATAACGTTGGAGGAAGTTTATACCAATGCACAAAAAGCCCTGAGCAATATTACACTTGAGGATTATGAGCACTTCAAACGGGAGACTGCGGATTTACCTAACAGCTTCTCTAGCAGCTTATTTTTACGCATAGAAAAGGAGCGATTAGGCTTTGCCTCTTATCTTCATGCCATTGTTCAAACTACGGGATATGTGGCACTTGCCATACTGAAAACCCCGCACGCAAAAGGCACGCCCATTAATTATGCTTGGAAAATTTTAGGAGAATTTTTCAAGCTGTGCATGGCCATAGCCGACACCATATACGCCGATAAAGAGAAAAGACAACGGCAGGCATTGCCTATGCCGCAACTGCCGCAACTGCCTAAACGCCACGTATCACCAAATAACAAGCTTATAAACAAAATGTCTGATAGTTTTGATGTTATCAACGCCGGAGGAGTAAATTTACAGGTAATAAACGACAGGAAAATAATGAGCTATGTCATGGTAACAGACCCGACAGCCCCCAACAATGAGCCTTCACGCCTAAACCTTTTCGAGCGTGAGGTGCTGGATGCTGTTTGTTCGATATTCAAGCAGGCCGAAACGGAAGGGCTGGAGCTTATCGCAACTTCTCCCGTTCAGATAAGCAAGGCAATGCCTGGAGGCGTAGAAAAGCCTAGCCCCGCAAAGGTTGAACAAATTATAGCTGCGGTAGATAAGCTATGGAAAATGTCAATGCAGGTTGATGCAACCGAGGAATTACGCTTTTTGAAGAAAATCCAACCTGATGAAACCTATAAAATCGATGCACCTGTGATATTTGCCAAAAAGCACACGTACCTACGCCGGAATAACACCGAGTGCATAGGCTGGGAGTTACCAGCAAAGCCGCCTATATTGGAATATGCAGAAATGACCGGGCAAATTGTAAGCGTGCCCGCAAAGGTGCTGCAAATAACCGAAACCGCCCAAAATGGGGAAACTGTGATTATATCCAAAACAATGGGGAACCGGTCTGAGCTTTTAGGGTACCTTGTGCGCCGTGTTGCTGTGATAAAAAAAGCAAGAGCGGAAAGCGCAAAACTTAAGAATAAAAGAAAAAAAGATACGCGAACTATTGAGGAAATAATGATAAATGAAAAACATATTAACCCGGTGCTGAAATACGAAATTATGTTCACTGCTGTGGGTGTACCTGATACCAAACAGGCAAGAAAAA